TCCGCTCACAGATTATAAAATTAAAGGCATCCTTTCGGATGCCTTAAATTTTATCTACAGAAAGTATTCATCTATTATAAAAGAATAGAAAAGAACTAATCAAAACTCCTGCTTTCTACAATATTGTAATCGGCATATTTTTTATCAACTACAATTAGAAAGAATGGTTGAGTAAAATAAGTTTGTACTTTTCCTTGTTCTAATTTGTAAAGCAAATCAAGCTGTTTGCCTTTAAGAGTTAAAGAAAGAGGTTCTAAGACCGTCTTTCGATTAGTTTGTGGAAGGATAAAAGCTATTGCAAATTTCTTATTAAAATCAATCTTTGTCGGTTCACCTCCCTTACCCATGAATGTAGCTTCACCAAATTCCTTTTCAAGAGATGCTCGTGACAATATCTTCTTTATAGTCGGTCTCTTTTCAGTACCAACATGGAAATAATTGCGGGCTTCCATAAAATTAATTTCCCTTGAACTATTGACTACTGCCTTATTACTGCCACAGGATGATAACAACATAATAACGGCAGCAAGAGCTAATATAATTCGTTTCATAATATACTCTCTTATCAAATAAATTTATATGTACAACTTTCTAATTTGATATGCTAAAGACTTGTAAGCATAAACAACACCATTTTGACAGTCTGACCATCAATAAAATATGTCATCGTGCACAAAATTAATTAAATTATATCATTCTAAGACTTTTGATGAGTTAAAGATAGTTAACCGCGTGTGTGGCACAACTTTTGCAGCTTATAGAATATATTTATTGAGATTCAATATAATAACCGATTTGAATCGATTTCGTAAATACCCCGTTATCGATATGAATGACCCCTTGCGAGATACTCATAACTTCTTTACCAGCACTTATTAATGAGATTCGGTCATCCGTAATCAGTACCGAAGTATCGCTTTGCGGGTTCCCGATAGATAGCCCCTCATTACCAAAACGCATGTTCCGGTCCACCGTATTCCATACAGCACTCATGGCTCCAAGTTCTGCCTGGATTCCAACCATTCGCTGTGATACTTCGACCAGGTCACGCTCGGCTTGCTTTTTATCTTCTTCCCGGGCATTTACCAGGGCGTCAAATTTAGCACGCCACTCGAGAGTGGTCTCAAGGCTGGCTTTTGCTTTTAGCTCCTGGGCGATTACCAGGTTTTGGTCCCTAAGCAGCTTCAACTGGTCCTCAGTGATACCTTTGTCCATTTTCGCTTCGATTTTCGTGGTCAATTTATCCTCAAGGTCCTTCAATGGTTTTTTAAAGTCCTCGATGGAAGAAGTATCGATGAACACCTTGCCGTCACGCACGCCCAATATTTCCTTGGTGCCCTGGACCACACGCACTCGATTCAAGTCGATGGACCCGGCCACGATTTTATTCGCATTCAACTCAATAATCTGAGCGACTGCAGCGCTGATTTTTTTAGCAATCACTTCATCAGTAGTCATGGTTTGAATGATACGTTCCATGTCTGCTGTGTCCGCTTTTTTGACCCATTCGCCATTCTGCCGCTCGTAAAGTTCCACATAGCCACCGCTCGGCTTAAACCAGGTGTCCCCGTTTTTAGGCTCGACCGGCTCAGTGATATCCGAAAACACGTTACCTTGACTGGTAATCATTGCATTCAGGTACTCCACTTGCTGCGTGAGCGTACCCCGGTACTCTTTCGTGCCCTGGCTGACCGTAGCAGATTTACCACTCGAAGTGACACTTAAGCCACCACGAAATGAAATCTTCTGAGAGAATATCGGCAGCGCCACAAACTGGCCATCGTAAGACTCAACGCTGAGCCATTCCCCGGCCAGAATTGCCATATCTCCCTGCCACTTTAATGTGTATGGGTAGAAACTAAAATCACGATACTCATTATATACCCGGCTTAGGATAGCCTGAGTCATGAGCGGATTTTTAAACGCAATCACATTACCGGTCGTGGACCCTTCATGGAATACGACTTTTTTATTCCCTTCCCCGGTCACTTCATTACTTGCACCATTAACACGATACAAGACCTCGTTTTTTTCAAGGCCATTCAGATAGTAGTTAGACTTCGGAACGCGGCGGTTCGAGTTCGTAAGCAGAATAAATTCAAGTCGACCCAATCGGTCGAATCGAACAAAGCTGCCGTTTAATTGCGCGATGTATACCAGCGCTTCACGTACCGTCACTTTATCCATTTTTACCTGGACAGGATAATCAGCAACAAGCAGATTAGGAGCAAGCTCCAACTCAGCAATCCGGGCAATTTCTTCCACGATAGCCCTCGTGTTCGATGGATAATCCAACGAGCTGAAGAATGGACCATTCAAGCGGTCCATTCCATCAACTGCTGTAATTTTTGTACGCTTGCTATTTCGATTTAATACGATGTCCTTCGCATAGAACACGCCCAACGGAATGGACTCGTAATGATCGTCATGAACATTTATCGAGATGAACGCTTTACATTTGGAGCCTTCCTGCAGGCCTTCCACAATCCGCCCGATTTCAATCTGCAGCGTATTAACGAATCCGCCACCAGGGAGAAATTTATCCCCAGTGGCTAGACCATCGTCCAAGTCGATAGAGATGATGTCACTTTCAGTATAAACGGCGTCCTGTATCTCAACCCGACACTTAAAAGTGCGGCTTGCTGCCTGGATAGCTGATTTATAATCTTCCGTAACTTGATACATTCATACCGCCTACCTTTCAATGAAATTCATACTTAAACCGCTCCAAGGCTTCAAGTTATTAGCCCAGGAATAAGCCGGAGCGCTTCGGTCCCCGACATAAAAAGTTCGACTAACAATTCCCACCTCGGGGTCCGGATAGCTGACCGTGAAAAATTCACTTTTTACAGCTTTCAACAAGGTTGACATTTCTGCCTGGGATAATAGACCCCACTCACACTCGAGCTTTCTTTTTACAGCGACACGGTCCCGGACCATGTCCCCTCGAGCATTACGACCCGTCTCACCATCCACATCCGAGATGGAAACTTTGAAAGATTTAGGAGCAACAACCGTCACCCCGTTAATTATCAACGACATTCAATCGTGCTCCTTTCTAAACATTCAATAACAAGCGGCCAGCTTGCGCCTGTGCCTGGTTGATTTTATCAATCGTCCAACGACCGAACTCATCATCCCCGACCTTAAGCACTAGCTCTCTGATTACCGGAGCATTACCACCGCCCGAGCCTTCCGGCATACGAGCTGCGACCTTACCAGCTAAATCAGTAATCCAGCCTGTGTTATTTTCTAATGGCATAACGGCTTCTCGTCCGGCTTCCCCCACGATTGCGAGAGTGGCACTGTCAACGATACCCCCACGAGCGAGTCGTGGCAGATTCACATACGGAATGCTTCCGAGCGATACACCTGGGATTTTATTGATTAGACCAATAACACCATTAATCATGCCAATAAATCCATTCACTACATTTTCGATGGTTCCAAGAACAGCATTCACCGCTCCACGGAACGCGCCTCCGACCGCAGACCCTATCATTTGACCTGCGTTCACAAAGATACCTTTCACAGTGGACCACACGCCACTGAAGAATGACCCGATGCCGCTGAACGCTCCCTGTACTGCACTATATGCACTTCGGAAGATTCCACCAAACCATGAAGCGACACCGCCCAAGATACTAGTTACATCATGCCAGCGCGCCCCGAACCATGACCCGATGCCGGCGAATATGCCAGTCACTAACGTCCATGCTTGACGGAACATGTTACCAAACCATGATGCAACACCACTCAAGGCGTTTATCACATCCTGCCATCTTTGAAGATACCATTGACCTAACGATTTGAAGATATTAACAATTGCATCCCATGCCTGCTTAAATACAGTACCGAACCAGGCTGGAGCTTGACTGAACACATCAACAATGCCCTGCCATAACTGAGCAAAGAACTGACCGATGGCATTACATACCCCACCGATGAAATCACAGATGGCCTGCCATACTTGAGTCGCTACCTGTGACACAGTATCCCAGTTCGCAATCAACGCAATCCCAATCGCTACCAATGCAGCGATGGCCGCAATAACTAATGTAATCGGACTGGTTAGGACCGCTAGCGCTCCATTCAGTAGCCACGTTGCAGCAGCAGCAGCAGTCGATGCAGCCGTGTGAAGTGCCATGGACCCTGCAGTGGTTATCCACTGCCAGCCTTGCGCCACTAAGCTACCAATCATGCTCGCGCTATTAACAACAAAGTCCTTCGCATATAGGGCCGTTAGATACAACGACTCACCGAACGACTTCAAGTTCCCGATTGACAATCCGACCAGGGCGTTCTTCAGAGTGACAAAGACAGCGCCCAATCCTCCGAGCTGCTCAATGTACGCAGCGAACTGCATGACCTTCCAG